GGTACGCGCAGTTGGCGAAAACACATTCCAACCAAAAATCGGTTTCAAAACACGCTACGGCATGGTTGCAAACCCATTTGCTGGTGGAGCACGTGCCAACCAGTATTACAGAATCTTTAGAGTGGATAACATCAACTCTATCTAATCTGCTAGATAACAATAATAATAAAAAACGCAGAAATTTGGGGGGTTTAATACCCCCCTTTTTTTATGACTAAATAGTAGGTAACAAGGAGAATATATTGTGGACGTAAGTACTCAAAATCCAAATTATCTAAACACACAGACGTTTAGTTTTTCTACTAATACATGCCCATCTCTTACAGATTATGTTCAGTCTGTAAGCATTCCTGGCGTGACATTGGGAGAAGCCGCAGTAGAGACACCATTTGTAAAAAGACCAGAGCCAGGCGATAAACTGATATATTCAGTATTGTCTGTTGGATTTCTAGTAGACGAAGAAATGAAAAATTGGTTAGAAATTTACAATTGGCTTACTGCATTAGGATTTCCAGACAACTTTCAACAATATGGGAATTTTACCAATGCAAAACGACTTGCATTGACGGATGTGTTTTCAGATCTGATTCTACTCATATATAATAATCAATCGATACCTATCCTAAAATTTACATTTAAAGATGCATTTCCTATAGCAGTAGGAGATTTACCTCTTTCTTCTGCAGAGACAGGAAGTGTCGCACCTCTTTCTACTGCTGACTTTATGTACAGAAGTTATGATATTGAAACTTTATAATACTACGTGGAGAACATTATGGACGAAAAGTATTCGGTTAAACTGGCTGAATTGACTCAAGAATCTGAAAAAGATATAAAGATAGATTTTCTAAAATTAACAGAAGAACTCGCTCACAATCAGAACTTGATTGGGAAATGGATGACTTATCAGCAGGTTTGGGAAACAAAATATCAATTCTTAGATTTAGAGTATAGACAGTTATTAGCATCCAAGACAAAATACTATACTGGCAAAATGTCAGAAGATGAAATTATTTCCAAGGGTTGGGGAATAGAAGGTACTAAAATACTCAAGGCAGATCTCAATATTTGGGTAGATGATGATAATGATATGATTAAAGCAAAGAAGAAAATGTTAATATTGAAGCAAATCATTACTATAATTGATAAGACAATAGATATTCTGGTCGATCAGAAAAAATGGACAATCAAGAATTTCATAGACTATAAGAAGTGGCTTGAAGGAAATTAATGAGTAAATTTTATGTTTCTAAATTAAATGAAGTCTATGTGCAAGTAGACTCGCCAGAACTTTTTATGTTGAAAGAGCTTGTAGATTATTTTACATTCAAAGTGCCTGGCGCTGAATTTATGCCGTCGTATAAAAACAAATATTGGGATGGGAAGATTAGACTGTTTAATCCTATGAACTGTAAGTTATATCTAGGGCTAGTAAGTCAGTTAAAATTCTTCTGTGAAAAAAATGATTATGAAATAGTATATGATGAAGATTTAAAAGACCAAGAATTTACTCCAAAAGATTTAGAATCTTTGGCTAAGTACATAAAACCGCACAGTCAGGGCGCACCAATCTCTTACAGAGATTATCAACTAGACGCCATATACCATGCCATCAAAAAGAACAGAACTCTTTTGCTATCCCCAACAGCATCAGGCAAATCTTTGATCATATATACACTAGTTCGCTTTTATAATATGCACCCAGAAGTGAAAAACAAAAAAATATTAATAATCGTTCCTACAACATCTCTAGTTGCACAGATGTATGGCGACTTCAAAGATTATGGATGGAATGTAGAAAAGTACTGTCATAAGATTTTTGCCGGACAAGATAAACATTCCGACAAGAAAGTTATCATTTCTACTTGGCAGTCTATATACAAAATGCCAAGAGAATATTGGGATCAGTTTGGAGTAGTTATTGGAGATGAGTGTCATTTATTCAAAGCAAACTCGCTCAATAAAATTATGGACAGATTAACTGACTGCAGATTTAGATTCGGAACAACTGGAACATTAGATGGAACGAAGACGCACAAGCTTGTATTGACAGGAATGTTTGGCGAAGCGAAACAGGTTACATCTACTAGAAAGTTGATTGACAATAAAACTCTGGCCGATTTTAAAATTCAATGTTTAGTTTTAAAATATTCTGAAGAAACTTGCAAAGAAATTAAAAAGATGAAATATGCTGATGAGGTAGAATATATCGTCACTAATCCAAGGAGAAATGAATTTATTAAAAACTTGACATTAGACTTAAAAGGTAATACACTAGTACTTTACAATTTTGTAGAGAAACATGGAATTCCATTACATAAGTTAATATCAGATCACGCACAAGAAGGTAGAAAAGTTTTCTTCGTATCAGGTGGAGTTGATACAGAAACCAGAGAGGCAATCCGAGCCACAACAGAAACCGAAGACAATGCAATTATTGTCGCTTCATATGGAACCTTTTCAACAGGCATAAATATAAGGAACTTGCATAATGTTGTATTCACTTCTCCTTCTAAAAGTAGAATAAGAAACTTACAGTCTATTGGTAGAGGATTAAGAAAGGGAAATAACAAAACTTCAGCTGTCTTATATGATATCGCAGATGATATGAGACATAAGAATTATATGAATTTTGCTATACGTCATTTTTATGAACGCATAAATATTTACAATGAAGAAAAGTTTTCTTTTAAAATTAATGAACTCAAACTTTACGGTTAGGAAAATACATGAACGACTTTAAACTTTTAAGACTTACAACAAAAGAAGTTATTATATGTAAAGCCTATGCGAATGAAAAAGATAAAAATAAAGTAGTATTGCACGACCCTTTTGAAATCAAATCGTTCATGAATCCTAGTACTGGAGATTTTAATTCTACACTAATAGATTGGTTGCAATATAGCGCAGACAGTTTCGTTGAAATCGAGGCGTTCAATGTCTTGACGATCAGTACTCCCGCTTCTGATATCGTAGATCATTACGAGATGATATTGAAAAGAAGAGAGGCCCTGCTCGAAGATGGCGCAGAAGAAATCAATCAGACAAGCGCTCCAGCCGCAACAGACATAGAAGAAGACGGAGAGTATTCTATTGAAGACATGATGAAGATGTTAGGTAATAATAAAGTATATCATTAAGGGTCCACATACCCATTGTAACAAAAGATTCGCACGCTGTCAATAAGAAAAAATAATTATTTTGTATTGACAGACAAATATTTTTATGATATTATCTATGTAATTGAATTGAGGAATTAATATGGCTAAAAAACCAACAAGAAATCACTATGTAGACAACAAAAAGTTGTTAGTAGAGATGACCAAGTATAAAGAGTCAGTAGAGACTGCAAAAGCATCAGATACAGAACGACCTAGAGTACCTAACTACATAGGGGAATGTATCATGAAGATTGCACAACATCTCTCATACAAACCCAATTTTATCAACTATACATATAAAGAAGAAATGATCTCAGATGGTATTGAGAATTGTCTTTTATACATTGATAATTTCAACCCAGAGAAGTCTAAGAATCCATTTGCATATTTTACGCAGATTATCTATTATGCCTTCATCCGAAGGATACAGAAAGAGAAAAAGCAGACATATGTTAAGTATAAGGCCTTGGAGAATCAAGAACTGATTGACGAAATCATGCAAGGCCCCAACGGCACTCCTGTGAAGAATAATTTTATGGAATTCTTGCAGAGTAATATGGATGATTTTCTTGCAGATTTTGAAGAGACTCAACGAAAGAAAAAAGAGAAAGCAAAAGAGAAAAGAGACAACAAGGAACCTTCATGAAAATTGCCCTAATAACTGACACTCATTTTGGGGCAAGGGGAGACTCTGCTTTATTTCATGAGTATTTTATGAAATTCTATGATAATATCTTTTTTCCATATCTAGAAGAAAATGAAATAACCACTGTAATTCATCTTGGAGATGTTACTGATCGACGCAAGTTTATCAATTATAACATTTTGGATGGATTGAAGATTGGCTTTATAGAGAAGATGCGTAAGTATGACACTCATTTTATTGTTGGTAATCATGATGTGTATTATAAGAACACAAACCGTATTAACTCTATGGAACAGCTTTTCGGTGATGATTTCAAGGTTTATACAGAAGCCACTACTATTAATACTGGTGGGATTGATGTGTGTCTTGTTCCTTGGATAAATTCTGATAATTTAAACCAAACTACCAAACATCTGAAAAAAACAAAAGCAACTGTTGCTCTAGGACATCTGGAGTTGAATGGATTTGAAATGATGCGTGGTATCAAGTGTGAAGCTGGTATGGATATTAAATTGTTTAAGAAGTTTGATTTAACTTGTTCTGGACATTTTCATACAAAATCAAATCAAGGTAATATTCATTATTTGGGTTCTCCATATGAAATGTACTGGAATGACTGTAATGATGCCAAAGGATTTCATATTTTAGATACAGAAACTTTAGAACTAGACTTTATCAAGAATCCTCATCAATTGTTTCATAAAATCTTTTATGACGAAACTAGAGAATATAAACTTTCCTCATTTGCTAACAAATACATTAAAGTTGTCGTTACAAATAAAACAGATCAGTATAAGTTTGATGTGTTTGTGGATTCTTTATATAAGGCCGGTGTAGCAGATTTGTCCATTGTGGATGAAACTGATTTTGAGTTTGAAGAGCAAAGTGATGTGGATACTACAAAGGATACTATGTCTTTACTTACTAGTTACATCGACAATTATGAAATTGATGTAGATAAAAATAAATTGAAAAGCATTATGCAAGACTTGTATGTCTCTGCTATGCGAGGTGAATAATGATAGAATTTCAGACAATCAAGTGGAAGAATTTTCTTTCCACTGGTAATTACTTTACAGAAGTGCAGCTTAACAAATCATCATCTACATTGATTGTAGGTGAGAATGGTGCTGGTAAATCTACAATATTAGATGCATTGACATTTGGATTATTTGGAAAATCTTTTAGAAAGATCAACAAACCTCAGCTAGTCAACTCTATCAACAGTAAAGATACGGTAATTGAAATTACTTTTACTATTGGTAAAAAGAACTATCTTGTCCGCCGTGGAATCAAACCAAATATTTTTGAAATATGGGTAGATGGTAAGATGTTGGATCAAGACTCTAAGATTAGAGATAGCCAATTATACCTAGAAGAGACTATTCTCAAACTGAATTACAAATCCTTCACTCAGACAGTAATATTAGGTAGTGCTACATTTGTTCCATTCATGCAACTATCTGCAAATGATAGAAGAGATATTATTGAAGATATTTTAGATATTAAAATCTTTTCATCGATGAATGAGATTCTAAAGGCCAAGATGGCAATGATGAAAGAATCAATGTCTGACAATGAAAAGAATAGAGAAGTACAAGACTACAAAATAGAATTGCAAGAAAGAAGTATCGAAGAGGCAAAATCTACCAAAAAAACTGCTATCAATACCTTTAAGAAAAAAATCAAAGAAAAGAAAGCAGAACAGTCTGGTTACTTAGATTCTAACAAAAAGTTGCAAACTGAATTGGATGAATTGTTGGAGACTATTGTAGATGAAAGCAAACTCGTTACAAAACGAAAAAAGTTTGAAAAGTTGGAAAACAAGTTATCCAATAATATTGATAAAATTGATAATGATATTGATTGGTTTACAAATAATGATGTGTGTCCATCTTGTCAGCAGAATATAGGCTCAGATCATAAACACTGCATCGTTGAAGAAAAAGATGTCAAGAAGAATGAAATTCAAGAAGCAGTAAAACAATTATCTGCAGAATTGAATGGTGTGAACGAAGACATTTCTAAAATTGAAGAAACTAAAACTTCCATTTTAAATTTACGAAATGTTATGAATAACAACACAAATAAGTTCGAATTCATTCAGAAGAGTATTGAAGAGATTGAAACGGAGATGGAAGATGCAGAATCTAATAATAAAAGTGTCTCAAAACTAGAAAAAGAATTGAAGACTGCTCGTAAAGAGATGTCCAGATTAGATGATGAACGAAAAGAGCTCACAGATACCAAAAATTATTATGTGGTTGCCTCTCAGTTTTTGAAGGATACAGGAGTAAAAACTTCTATCATCAAATACTATCTGCCAATCATGAATAAACTAATCAACAAATATCTACAGGAAATGGATTTTTATGTGAACTTCACCATGGATGAGCGTTTTCAAGAGAACATAAAATCTAGAGGCCGTGAAGGATTTACTTACTCATCATTTTCCGAAGGCGAGAAGATGCGAGTCGATCTTGCATTGCTGTTTACATGGAGAGAGATTGCAAGAATGAAGAACAGCGTCAACACCAACCTACTGATTCTTGATGAGGTGTTTGATAGTTCTTTGGATGCGACTGGTACAGATGAGTTTTTGAAGTTGTTGAACACACTAGGCGGCAACAACGTCTTTGTGATTTCACATAAGGGCGATATCCTGTTTGACAAGTTCAACGAAACGATAAAATTTGAAAAAGTAAAAAACTTTAGCCAAATTGAAAAAAATTGAAAAATACTATTGACAAACTATGGTGAAATAGTATATACTGATGTCATAGATTAGGAACAACACCTAATTTAATATTTCAAACACCATGAATTATAGGAGAACAAACATGGAAAATATAGTAGAATCAGTTGATGTAGTAGATGTAAACGCATTTTTTGGATTTGAAGAAAAACATTTACTTCAATATCAACGACACTATGAAGATTTTTGGAAAACTCATATGCCAAAAATCTTTGGAAAAAATTTATCCAGATATTTAAATTTTGTAGGATTTGAGCTTATAGAAACTGCGCTCGATTATGCACAAAAAATTGGCCGCGCCTCTTCAAGGAGTAGCGATCTTCGCGCAGTGGGGCGATCTTTAGATGAAAATGGTTGGGAAATGAAACATGTTCCACCTATTGCGTTTAGATTTAAAGATGGAAGAATTCTAGTAATTACTGGAAATTCTCGTGGAGAAAATTTAAACGACAGGGGCGTTGATAAAATGCCTGTGGCAATGTTTGAATCTTCTGAACTAGATAATTCATTTCACTTGAAAGAGTCGCTAATTTACATGGCGCAACAAACTCAAGAAAAAAATGGAAATTTTGTTCCGGCGACTTCTCATGATATTCAAAAAGCACTTCGAGATCTAATTACTCTTTTTTCAGAATCTTCTGGTGACGCTGGTGTAGACCCACATAATATTGTGGCATATGAAGCAGCCGTTAAATCATTATGGGATGGGGCAACAGAACAACAAGTTGCTAGAGTTGTTCAAAAAGTTTGGAATGATCACAATCCACATAATGTAATAATCTCATATAAAAGAGAAGAGGGTTTAGCAAAACTTGAAGAATTTAATTTCAATACTGATCCTTGTGATATTTCTGGAGTCATTTATATTATGTTTGGTTGGGAAACTTCTCAGCGGGGATTTACATCTGCATACGAATTAGCGATGGAAAACCCAGAAATGGAAATTAGAATTGTGATAAATCCTGGCACATTAAATCCAAGCAAATCTTCAACATTCGAACATGAATATGAGAAGCGGATAAAACAATTTGTATCCGAATTTGATAGACACAAAAGCGCACAAATTTTTGTTTCTTCGCAAAACTTGGAAAAAGATGCTAAACTTCAAGTTAAAATTAATCATCAAAGAGTATATGTCTATGCTGCTCTTCCATCGATTGGAAAAGAACATGATTTAAGTCGTCCAGTTTTCTTCCACAATAAAGGACAATATTTTTATCAAAGAGATAATGGATATCAAGTGTGGATGAGTCACGAAGATGAGTTTGAAAATACTGAATATGACATGGCTGCATGATAAAAAATATATTATGCGAAGTTGTCGAAAGACGATCAAAAGATAATGAAGTTGCAGTGCTGCTGAGCGGGGGTGTAGATTCCCTCTCAGTGGCATTTGCTGCGACTGATGTTGGAAAGACTGTACATGCATACAGTTTTCATTTAGATACTCATGTTTCTTATGATTTTCAAAAGGCAAAAGAAGTATCAGAAATATTTGGTTGGAAATTTACTGGAGTAACTATTCCGACAAAAAATCTTATATCGGATTTTAAAAAAC